GTAATGTAATCAGGAATAATAGTTTCTCCTGCTAAGATAGACCACCAATGATCTGTATCAGGAGGATTGGTATCACATATCACACCATACCAAGATGCACCACCATCTCTCATACTGGGATAACGCCCTACCCGCATTGAACACGCATCAATAATTGATTTAGGAATTTCTCGTGCTTCATTAATCCATACCCCTGTCAGTTCGAGAGAGAGTAATTTTTTTACATCTTCAGGTCTATCAAGGGCTAGAAAAATAACTTCGAGTTCTAAATCCCCTTTTGCTATCTTATGAGTATAAGGGACAGACCAAATAAAAGTTCCCCATTCATTTTCAGGAAACCAGTCTAGCCAAGTTTTAATTGTTGTTGTTTTTAATTGAGGATTGGTATTACGAATAACCGCCCATCTTGATTTACGTTTACCATCAAGGGCTGGCTTTTGAATTAAAGCTCGTCTTATAATTTCTATGCAACACGCTACCGACTTACCACTTCCTACTGGACCTCTTAGTCCTCTAAAGAAACTATGATCTTTTAAAAATTTTTTTAGGATTTCTCCATTGGGCTTATAAGTTAGTGATCCCATAATCGACTGCTAGCTTGTGCAACTTCTCCAATGTTTCAGGAGTAATTGTTTCTAGTATCCTATCTGCCTCCTTATCTGTTTTCTTGTCCTTAGGATAATGTTTCAAATGTACATTCTTTACTACTGTTCTCAATAGCTTTATTTCATCTATGGAGTACTTGGTAAAGATGTTCAAAAGATTCCTAGTTTTCTTAACTTAAGTTGATCTTTACTTAGGAGGGCTTGAATCTTTTCATCTTTAGAATCTAATTCTTTTAATAAATTTCCAACATACTTCTTATGTTCCTTTTCAACATCCTGTAGAGTCTTAATGTTTTGAATTAATGTTGTATTTGTGGAATAAACTTTGTCTGATTCTAATTTATCTATTTGGGCTTGATCCCTGAGTAAATCTATCTCTTTCTTTAAAATTTCAATTTTACTTTGATGTTCTCTAGTGATAGCATTTAATTCCTCCACTCGTTCTATCCTATGACCTATTGAAGTTCTTAAATCACCATTCTCTTTTTCTAATTCTTTGTAAGCAATTTCATCCATGGTATCTAACGGTCTACGCATAGATAGTTCTCCCTTAGCTTCTCGAAGTTGCTTCTTAAGCTTTTCTTCCAAATGAGTCATCGCTATTAGTTGCTGCCTAGTGGTGCGTAAGGATATGAGCAACCAGACAAACCTATAACAATTAATATAACAGCAAGAATCAATATTATATTACGTTCCAATTTTTTATCGTACATTGCTATTCCTTTAAACTTCCCATTGGTTTAGTATTTGGTCTTTCGCCATCCTTTCGGCTTCTTCTTCGCTATGACCTTTTTGGATTTTTATTTCTTTGTATTGCTCGATTGCTTTTTTCTGCCTGTCATCTTTTTCTTTCTGTTCGTTAGCCACCATCTGCTTCGCTTTGATCTTGTTCCGATTCATCATTATTTGTAATGGACTCAAAGACTTGCTGCTCTTGCCAGCTTTTTTTTCTGATCTTTCTTGACTCTTCATAGTTCCTCCTTGAATTGTTATGTCCCTCAGGCGTGTCTGCTATAGGTACTTTTCTCATATTATTTTCTCACTTCCATTCGTGTTCCAAGGACTGTTGTATATTTCCCAGTAGGTTTATAATCCTTATCTCTAATTTCATAGGTTGCCCTTGCTGAACCTTTCTTAACCCAAATTTTTTTCAGAAGTTCCTTTTCATCTTCGGCTTCCACGTTTGCTTCTCTCAGCAAATCCATATCGCCCAGCTTCCATATTCGGACAAAGTAGTTCACGATAATCTATAACATAATTAGAACGAACCTTGAAGAGTTATATTGCGTGGGGAGGAGGACCTCGCAGTCGCATCGCCCAGTTTTTAAACCCCGTAGGGTAACGTAAAGCACTTGCCCTGTGATTTTCAGGGAAACATCGGTACTATGTCAGGTCGATGTTGATGTGGAAATCGCCAGCAACAAGGTGTTGGTGTTTCTCAGGTGCCTTGAATCCGGCTCTGTCTAGGATAGAGTTGGAAGCTTCAAGCTGAACGTACTCACTCCTCGCACCCTGAGAAAGGGCAAGTAGCTTTACACCAGCGCGAGCCGAAGAAAGCCCGAATGCACGTTGCACCTCTTGAGCCATATACGTTTGCACTTCGGGTTTTCGTAGCATTTTGCTCGCACTTACCCTAGCTGAATTACCTCGGTATCCTGCCATCTTCGAAGCTTTTGTGATAGTACAGCCCTCGGATACAAGCGTATCTACCAACTTCTTTGCTTTCGAGGAAATTCTGCTGTTGATCTTAGTGGCGATTGTTGCTAATTTCTGGTTGCCCATTTTGGTAACTTCCTATTTCCCTCTATCATATATTCCCATACGGTACATTTCTCCGAGAAATAGTATATGATATCTAGGGCTTGTGTCAAGCTACTCAGACCAGTTCTATAACCAGAACCAATCGGCAAGATTGTAATGCTTCGTACTACTTTCCCATCTAGTGTAACCACCTCCTTTCCATAGCGTAATTTACTATTGTGCTTATAGCAAATTTGGGTGTTGATATTACAAGGGGCATGCCATCACTCATGCTTCGTGCTGCGGGTCCCCTCCCGAGGACTCCTCCCCGCCCTTGTAATTCAAACCCATCAATTTGCTAAACTATAAGCACAAGTAAATTACTAACTATGAAAGGAGGTACACTAATGGAAAAGCTAACGAAAGCATTGACAATCGTTGCCGATCACTTTGCTGGTTATGAACTGTCTGCTAACAACCCAAGCCCTGATACATATACTATTGAGAAAGGTAGTATTGAAAATATGATTAGAGGGGCGGAAGTTGCTCAAAATGGTGCGAAGAAATTAATCGCAACAATCGTACCAAGATTGAACAGCAGAATTCGATCCTTTAAAGGTCAAGAAGTTGAAGATACAGCTATCGCTCAAGATGCTGATAATATCAAAAAGCTTCAAGATCAGGATGTTGCTTTCGTGTCGTTTCTTAAATGTTCCAAAGCATTTTACAAGAATAGATTTGGTTTAGATTATTCACGTAGAGTTTGGACCGATCCGACCGACACGAAGCAACAAACCGAGGCAATTCGACTAGCTATGGAAGTTCTTGCAAAACACAAGACTAAAGTAGCTTAACGTATATGGCTTCAAGGGGTACTCTGTATCCCTTGGGGCTTTCTTTTTGCTCTTGCATAGAGTAGAACAAAATGGTAACAATTAGATTGGAGGTTGAAGTGTGGAAAAAAAACTGGGCGATGCGAGTGTTTAAAATGTCAGCATTAGCGAAAATTAACTTGGTTTGTATGCTAGCAATAATTCTATTGTTAGTTTTAAATCATTACATAAATTTGTGGGGAGGTACACCATGATAAATGATGAACATGAACATGAAGTAGAATGTACATACTGTAAACAAACGTACCGTAACGAAGAAGCAATAACTAAACATTATATAGAAGAACATAATCATAGAAAGGATCAATATGAGTAGTGCAGCTATGAGTGAACTCAATACACAACTGACTCTATGGCAAGGGGTTCGGTCAAGTGTATGGGTGATGTTAAGATATTATATGAAGTCAAAGATGTGGAATGAGAAGCAATACATGGCTTGGAATAGTAAATGGCATGAAGCTAATGAAGAATGTAAACGATTAGAAAAATCATTGGAGGTAATCTAATGGAATTCATAGATAATATATGGTTTACCGTTCTGCTTGGAGCAGTAGGATTGGTATTTATTTATATTAAAACAAAGCAATAGAAAGGAGGAAGTATGGGACAATTATATATAGATAGTAATAGAGGATCAAAAGGTGATCCATATAAAAAGAAAGATAATAATGAAATGCAATTCAAATTAAAACAAAAAGAAGCACAAGCTATTGCAAGTGCTTGTGTAAATTACTTTGAAGAAATAGATAAATTATATTCTGAAAAAAAATTATCTACCTATTGGAACATAATGTACGAT